GTTAAATTTCACACTGAGGTCACTGAATTGCAATTGTCTTATCTGGCAGGGATTATAGATGGAGAAGGTTGCTTCTATATTGGTCGCACAAAGCAGGGCAATTACGGCAACGGATTTCAATGGCATTCTCTTATTAAAGTAACGAACTGCGAAGAAGAGCTCATTATTTGGCTGGAGAAAACATTTGGCGGATATAAAGACACGAGAAGCATTTGGGTTTGCAAAAAGCAATTCAGGCGACCTGTTTATAATTGGCAGGCGACCGGCCCAATGCTTGATTTTCTTCTTCCACTCATTAAACCCTACTTGGTTATCAAACAAAAACAATGTGATGTCATGTCCGAATACAGGAAAACATCTAAAAACATAGGAAGTAAACGTCTTCCACCAGAAATTGGCGAACAACGTTACATTCTCATGAGACAGATGCGTACTTTGAATTCGAGATTTCATGGTCATCCTTTAAAAGATAATAACGACTTGCCCCTTGTCACCGGTTAGCGAACCATAGCTACTTCGGCTTCCAAGTCAATTAGGGCTGATTTAAAGCAGGCAGTAATATTTTTTACCTGCTGGTTAATTGCAACATATAGACCATAAAAACTCATAGTTGCATCTATATCAACGCGATTTAGGGGTGTTGCAGGGGGTGTTTGTCCGGATGGCCCAAGTGGCACTGGACTTGTTGGAAGTCTATCGTAACGCATCATTCTTAATGTACGGCCGCCCTTAGCTGGTAAATGTTTACCAATGGAGGCTAGTTTGTAGATCAAGCGTGGTGTACGAACAGACAACAATATATCATCAGCTGTTTGCTGTACGGCAGCAGGCAGCGTATTTGGGTTTGTTATCATAGTTTTCCTATAGCCATGTGGCCATAAAAATTAGTACAGAAAATTATTAATACTATGAATGGGGATGAGAATTCTGTGTTATTGCAACACTACATCCGGCAGTTGGTGATTCCTGCGTTACACCGTGAGTTGACGAGTTCTCTGTTAATCTAGAAGACTAACTACGTCGGTGGTATTATAGATCAAGTATTGTAAGAAAAGGAAGACTATGACGATCAAGACGCAACATGAATGCGAAATACTCAGTCCACATGGCAGTTATGGATGTGCGGTAGATTATTGCCAAGAAGATGAGCAAGGTAGATTCTGGGTTGGTAATGGTGAATACTATTCGCAGGTTAAATTCTGCCCTGAGTGCGGCATTCAGGCTCCCAATATAGATTTAACGCCAGATCCTAAACCAGAACCTAAGCCATTCGTATGCACATGCAAACCTATGGAAGTTGGGCAAGATGGTATACCAAGATTATTCAGTGATTGTTGGCATATAGGGCCGAGATCAACGCAGGAACAAGAATGAATTGGATAAAGTGTTCAGAAAGATTGCCTGAATATGGACATGATGTTCTTATTATAGTCGATGGTAGGATTGCAATTGCATCGCTAGAACATGGGGATTGGGATACCAAGACAGTTAAGGGCAAGAGGGTTAAGTTCCAGAAAGATGATTATTGGTCTGAATCATCTGCGTGTTGCCGCGGTTCATTTATGATGCGAGATGTAACTTACTGGCAATTTTTACCAGAAATCCCTGAATAATAAATTGGTTATAATTCCACTTATACACATGTTGGCCCCAGTTTTTTATGCCAGGGCCATTACTTTTAATTGCTATACATTCTTGATTGTTGCAATCTTTGTCTAACTCTATCTTTATCAGCTTCAGTTAATACCCTACGAGAATAGTCACCTAATTGGCCTAACGTAGATCCATCAGCTTGCATGCCGACTTTGGCAGCTGTGCGTGGCTTAGTAAGGTTGTTTTGTATGCGTCTATCTTGATCCTGGTATGTGTTTTGTTTTTGAGCAGGAGCTGGTGCATCATGCATATCTAGGATACCGAAGTTCTTAATCATGTTATATAAGGTCTTGCCAGCGGCGTAGACATCTTTAGTTGCTAATGCAGCCTGGTATTCTTCAGGATAGATAGTAGCAAGATCCTTCATAGCATCAGTATTTACTACTCGGTCGAAGTCTGTGAACTGGGTTTTGAGTCTTGTTGCTGCGGCCATTGCGGCTGATTCTTGCGCAAGTCTTTGTATACGCTCGTTATTTCTTTGTTCAGCTTGAGCAAGTATCTTCTTAAGTTGTCGCCCGTCAATGAGTTCTTCATCTGCGATATTGATTTCATCGGTAGTTTGTTGTTGGGGTTGGTTATATTGTGGCTGTTTGTATTGTTGTTGCATTTCCCATTGTTGCCTTTGGTTATATGCATTCTCCATTTCCTTCATCTTGCGTTCGGCAGCTTCTTTTTGCTCCCGCATTGTACGCATATTGAAGTCTTTTTGGGATTCTTTCTTCGGTTGCTCTACTGGAGCTACGGTAGCTGGTGCATCATCGGCAGTAATAGCTTCCACAAAAGCAGATGGTTGGGCTGTATCTTCTACCGGCTCAGCATGCGTCTTTGTCCCTTGTTCTTTAAGAGGTCGGTTTGCTGGTGCACGGTTGAGTTCTGGGTCATCGGTCATCATTGATCTATCGGCCATCATGCCAGCGTCTTGGCTGAATGAGTTCATGCTGTAATCGATAGCTGATTGAGTATCGTGTATCATCTCACTAGGCGATCGTGATTTGTCTACAGGTATTCTGTTCAGGGTTGCAGTATTAGTTGCTTCTGACATTCAGTCTCCTCATCTTTGACTACGTAGGGTTTATTATTTGTATCTTGTATAAGACGGTCAGGTTTATTGCCATTCTCTTTAATCACCCATTTCTCAAGATCGCCTGATTCCATTAAATGGCAGAACTTAGCAGCATCCTGCTTTTCAGATGGTAGGTTCTGTAGGTTAGCCAATAGCCAGTAGTATTCTATCTTGTCGGGTATAGACCATAAGAATTCAAGTCCATGCGCCGATCTGTTGTATTTATATACTGCCTGGTTATAGACGGGTGTAGGGCATGAATGCCTAGCAACTATGAGCGATCCTGGCTCGTTTACTAATCGGTGCTTAAGAAAGTGAATAGAGATATAAAAGTTCTTGTTATGGAACTTTGGGTCTTGTAACGTACGAGCGATAGTAGCATCTCTATTCTTAACGATATCTTTCTCCCATTTCTCACGGGCATGGCGGATATCATCTTCGATAGTCTTGATGTTTATATCGTTATTGAGTTGGTTTTCTGCGGCTGTTTCACCGAAGGTCTTACGGGTTTTATTCATGAGACGCATTATAGATCACGGAATGTAGAAAAAACCAGCCATATAATAAAAAAGCCCCAACGTTTTAAGTTGAGGCCAAAGTAACAGCGACAAATGGGTCTGACTACTAAACATAACCATTGGCCGCACCGATTGAAGAAGAGCAGCAACAAGGGTTAATGATCGAGAAACCTTTTCCCTAGTCGCCGCCCGCATTTCATGGTCAAATTTCGCGGTTTGCCATTAACAATATACAATAAAAACCCCCTGACAGCGAATCAGAGGGTCGAGCGTATGAATAAGCGTATGAGTAGTACATGAAATTTTATCGCTTATTGCGTTTAGGCTTTTTGCCTTTGGATTGTCCCGACATACTCAAGGAGATCGCGACAGCTTGTTTAGGATTAGTTACAACTGGGCCTTTTTTAGAACCTGTGTGCATATCTCCTGCCTCAAAGCGAGCCATAGATTCCTTCATAACTGCGCGCTTTTTCTTCTTAGAGTCAGATTTTTTAGCGTATGGCATGTTACTTGCCTTTTCTTAAATGCTTTAATGTCTCTGCAAGGCGTGCTCGTTTTCCAAGCTTTCCACCAGCTTTTTCAGACTTTTCAAGTTTCTTTTCTGGTATCTTCTTGCCCTTAGGAACATGTAGTTCATCGTGCAATGCGCCAGGTTTTTTTATGGCTCCTGATATCCAGTTCTTTGCTGCCATACTATGCCATTTTCACAGGTTTAGATGAACATTTACCGTCGTGTTTTTTGCTGCATTTACTGCACATCTTCTTCATAATTTTCTTTCGTAAGACAGCCCTGGGGAGAAAAGGAGTGAACCCAGGGCCATGTGTAACGTAAATTGTTAATGCTAATCTATTGAGCTATGATACTATCCTTAAACCACTCAGTTTTCTGTTTCTTAGTAGGAACAGGTTGAGTGTATTGCTGTAGATTCTTAGGTGTCTTGAGAATATCGTAGGCTATTTTCTTAGCTTTCTTATTCGGTCTGACAGTTGCTGCTGATGCCATAGCTTCTCCAATTAGTAGTGACGTGGTTTGTTGTTAGCACGAACAGCTTTAGTATCTTCGTTTAAGCCTTCCTGTACACCAGAGAAGAGAGTACCGATACCTTTGTTCATGTATTCACCAGCCATTGGCCATTCTTTTTCAATAGTATGGGTTGGTAGCATACATGCTGCATTCCAATCTTCCTTGATCATAGTTGAGTCTCTGCTCATCAACTTTTGTGAGTTGCTGTATGAAGAGTAGCCACGATCTTCGTTAGCTTTCATTTCACGTGCGCCACCATTGATAGAGTTACGAGCGTATTCATTACCCTCTCTGTCCATCTCATAGCGAGCATGTGATCTGTTCTCTTTGTTTTCCATACGTCTTTTGGAATCGTAATGTCTTGCCATTGTTGGCCTTTCAGTTAATGCGTCTCTCTGGTGATTATCACTGCAGAGAAGCAAGGTTAATATAAACCTCTAACTTGCGGTAGGAGGTGTTGAACTCGAAGTTTTTGCAGTACTTGCAGTTGTACTTGCTGTATGTTCTAACATGTTCTCACCAAGAGAAACAAGACCTTCAACTAGGTCAATAAAGTTAGTTATATTGCTGGCAGTTAAATTAGCTGCGATAGTTTCTATTAATTGTAAGAATTGCATAGTTTATCCTGCTGGGTTATAAGGTTTTACTGGCCAAAAGCGTTCACGCTTACTGTGTTTAAGCTCTAATGGCATATGTTCTATATATATATTTACTACTTCAATCTTTGGTGGTTCGATGTGGTATTCACCAGGACCGAAAGAATAAAATAGTGTTAATACTAGTTTCATGCTGGTCTCTCTTGTATTTCTCTATCGGAATTAAGTTCTCTAGATATCTGTAGTATCTGTGCTATCTGGGCTATATCGATATTCTGTATCTCTTTAGCAGCCTTAATAAAGTTAAGGATAGATTCTTCTTCGTCTCTGTGTTTATTGTATTCGACAGACTCCAGATCCTTGATGGCCTGCGCCCGTCTTTCCTCCGCCAGTGCTTGGTTTTCTTTGACACGGCTATACCTTTCAACTGCCCATCCCTTATCAGATTCTGCTTTAGCTTGTATACCTTGTATCGCAGCTTGCTCTTTCTGCATAGCCATTTGCATCTGCATCTGTTGCATCTGTTGCCCTTGCTGTTCTCTTTGTTGCATACGTTCAAGTATCTCAGTCTTGTTCTGTATGGTTGCAGCTTCAATCATGTCCTGATCTGGAATGTTAACTCCCATCTCTCTCAATTGAAGTAACTGTAAGAACTGCATTTGCTTCTGTGACTCAGTATCATAACCAAGTTCAACCTGACAGTGGTACTTACCAAAGCTCTGCTTATAGAAGAATTCTGTAGGCTGCTTACCTTCAAGCAGGTTCTTAATCTTGCCTGGGGTATAGTTACGCATTACCGTATCCATAATGATCTCACTCAGTCTAATCTGAGCATCATCAAGGGCGGAGAATAATGGTTGTAACGTAGTGAGTCCAGCCCCTTGTAGCAATCTTGTCCTATAACCTGATTTATCGTTATCTGCATTACCCATAAGTTCATCGGTAATACCTGATACTAAGGGGAATTCATTGAGGTAAGTTTCTTGCATCTGAAAGAATGAAGGCGGTACGTTAGGTGCTGGTATTGGCTGTAGATGTGACATATCGGCAGTCTTCTTGAGTGGTATCACTCGACCTTGTCCTGTCTGAAACAGATGGTTTATATCGATTACCGCATCTTCCCGCACGATCCAACCAGTGTTCAGCGCTGACTCTGCAAAATCGGCATTCAGATTGATACGCCTATTGAGCATCGCCTGCACATCTCTTAAACTTCTGCAGATACCTTGTATTCTATTGTAAAAATAGGGCATCATGCTGTTATAGAAGCCTAGTACTGGAATGAAGGGGTAAAAATCCCATCCCGAGCTACCATCGTAATAAACTTCGTCCTGAATCATGATACATAATCTAATGGTCGGCACATCTTGACGTATGGCAGTTATACTAGGGTTCATCTCTAAAAAGAAATCTAGGTCTACATCAAGGCCCTCATCGAACTCTCTAGTCTCGCCCGTCTCTTTATCTATGAGTAATATCTGTTCTCTATAGTCACGGTAGTAGTATTCATCAT